ACTATAGCCGGCGCCGGTCTGGATCATCGGCAGCCTTCCGAACTCCAGATACCGTCCGCCGGAGGTTGCTCCATCGAACCCGCGATAGGCATTCGCGCTGGTATCGAACGCCAGCACATAATCGAGCCCGCCCGGCGTGGTGAGGCTGTTCAGTTCGGCGGCCGAGCCGTAATTCAGTTCGAGCACATTGGCCATGGATCAAAGCTCCGGCAGGACAAGGGTCTGGACCACCGCGGTTGAAACCGGGTCGCCGCAATTGAAAATATTGATGATCGGCGTCGCCAGATTGCCCAGCGACAGCGAGGCGCCGTTATAAAGCAACGACAGGAACGGGCTGGTCGAGAAACAGAAGCCGGTACCGAGCGGCACATAGGTCACCGGCTCGACATCAGAGATCAGCTCGGCACCTTTGCCCCACGCGTTGAACGAGACCAGCTTGATATAGAGCGTCTGGCCAACATAGGCTTCGGGCAGCGTGTATTTGAACACCGCACTATCGAGCCGCGCGAACTGAGCGCCCACCGCATGGGCAGTCGCCGCCGTACCATAGAGCCCGCGCAACAACCCGGTTAGCTGATAGCCCGCGCCGAGATAGCGATAGGCGATTTTGATCGCGGCGGCATTATCGAGCGCGTTGAATGTATAGGTGCCGCTGCTCGCGACCGCATATTGCCCCTCAGTCGGATTGGACGAGACCTGGGTCAGCGCCACGCCGGTCGCCGCATAGGTCACGCCCCCATCGCTGATGAAGTTGGCCGCCTGATTGACGATCACGCTATAGGTCGAGAGATCGGACGAGACCGCGATCGTCTGCGCCTCGGTGACCGAGATCGGCAGGCTGATCAGGGTTGCCGTCTCATAGGCCAGCAGCTCACCGCCGACATAGCACAGCGTCAGCGTGGGATCGGCCGAGGCACCCGTTACCGCATCCGGGAAACTGCCCGCCAGTAACGTGCCGCCACTCTCGGCCAGCGTCACGGTCAGCGTGTGGAGAGTATCGAGCCCGTTGCCGGTATAGGCCGGCAATGCGGCTGTCAGCAGCCCTTGCCGCGCCGGCGCCTCGATCGTGCCGATCTGATCATAGGTGAGATTATCGCGCGACAGATTGACCGTACAGCCGCCCCAATCGGGATTGGCCTCGCCGCCGATCCCGCCCGACGCCGCAATCCAGATCTCCGCGCCATTATTGCTGGCGAGCCCCGCGATCGGCTCGAAAATGATCGGCACATTGACGGGACCGGCCGCGATATTGGTGTTGATGATGGTCTGCGCCGAACCTTGCGTCGGATAGAGCGCGGCGGTCGCGACCCCCGCCGGAAACTCCTCGGCCGTGATCGCGAGCTGGCCCTGATCATCCTCCTCGATCGCGGTGATTCTAACCGTCACCAGCGAGAGGCCGAGATCGGGATCGGTCACGGTCACCAGATCCATCGGCTCCAGCAGGAAATACTCGGCGGACAGGGTGAATTTGAACGTCCGCAGGATGTAGCAGCCGCGCTGCTTGATGAGATCCGCGACGATCTGCGCGGTGCCCGGCTGGGTGATCTCATGGCCCTGGATCGTGGGGGCGATCCGCAGCCCATAATCCTCGATCAGCGACTGTTCCTTCGCCTCCATCGGCTCGACATTGAAGACGTTGTAGCAATTGGTCCATTCGACCCGATAGCAATTATAAATATCGGCCGGATCGACCCTGGCGATCGTCAGCGGATCCTTGTTCTGCTGCCGGACAAAGTCAGTGGATGACAAATTATAGATCGGCGTGACATTGGGCACGAAGAGCTTGCCATAGCCACCCACCGCGCTGTCGCCATAAGGCACGGCCTTCAGCCGGCCTTCCGACCAGAACAAAGCCGTGTTGGTCAGCTGCGCCAGGCGCTGAATGATATCGGATGCGGTCTCCTGATCGGACAGCACCAGCGACAGCCCGATATTATTGACCCAGCAATAGGTCTGCCACGACGCATCGCCGGTGGTGCTGGCCTCCGCGGTCGAATACCAGCTAGCGTTATCGATCGCGCTCGCCGGAAAATCCGGCACGCCGAACTGCCCATTGGTCAGCAGCGTCGCGACGATCTGCACCGGATCGGCATCGCCGATATCGACATCCGGCCGATAGAACGGGTGCGCCGCGTTGGTGACGGTAACGCCGGATCCTGCGAGCGGCCCATAAACCAGCACATTGATATTGGGCGTATCCGGGGAATCGCCGAGCGCGTAATTGGCGACCGCGAGATAGGCCGTGTCCCGATAGGCAAAAGCGCGATCGGGATGCTCCCCCGCCATGAAGCCCCACGGTTCCTGATCGGGTCCACCCTGGAACAGCGCCATGCTCTCACCCGAGACATTGCTCCAATCGGTGCCCTTCCAGATGATGACACCGGTATCGCTGCGCACGAAGCCTTCGCACAGCCCGAACAGGATGGTCGCGGTATAGCTATAGCTCGACGACCCGCCACCGCCCTTGCCGCCATCGTCATTCCCCTTGCTGGTAAAGTCGGTGTAGTCGATCAGATTCGGCGAAATCTTGCCCCAGCCGAGCACGATCGGCACCGGCAGAAACTTGACCGCCGTGTTGATCTGAAGGTCGGTATAGGCGGGCTTATCGCTGCCGCCGGAGTTCGATAGGATCCCACTCATGCTGCGCTCCAGAGCGAAAAGAACGCGCGAGGGCGTTTGGCCAACTCCCCGGCCACGCTGGCATCGCATTCTTCGACGCAGCGGCTGCGGGCGTAGGCATGGATCACACGCGGCCACGCGCTGACGATGCCGGCGTGCGAGAAGGTCCGCCCGAACCGCCAAATCGCGATATCACCGGGCTCCGGCTCCTCGACCGCCCGCGCCCGATCAAGGATGAACCCCAGATAGCGCTCCTCACTGCGATGCAGATGCCAATCGCGCGGATAAGGCCGCGGATCGAACCACGGCAGCAGCCCGAGATCGACATAGACCCGCACGAGCAGCATCGCGCAATCGACGCCAACGCCCCTAACATCGCCGCCATGGTGATACGGAGTGCGGATCCACTTGCGGGCCTCCGCGACCACGCGGGCGCGTGAATCAGCTTCCTGACTTCTGACTTCCGACATCTGACCACCGCCACCCTGACCACTGACTTCTGACGTCTGCATCCTGGTCAAGCTGCCTGCTCCGGTTGCGGCACATCGGGATAGCCCCGGAAATTCAGCTGATTGCCGAAGGACTGACACCGCGCATAGGTCTTGTCGCAGCCCTGGCACGCCGTGAATATGTCGCCCGCTGCCGGCACGTAATCCAGCGGATAGGCCAGTATCAGACTCCCAGACAAGGATTGCTTGATGGTGGTTTTGATGCCGGTATTCTGACCGCTGCCGAAGCTGATCGTGCCCTGGCCATAGATGTTGGCGACGGCACCAATCCACGGGATCGTGACGTTGGTCGCGCCCGCACCGACCGTGCCGTTGGTCTCGAAACTGGCTTTATTGAGCGTGCAATAGGGATCGCAGAATGTATGGATGCAGCTCGATTGCCAGAGATTGCGCGGCAGATCGATATCGAGCAGCGACAGCGGCGATTTGATCTCCATCTGCGCTTCGATCCGGCCGATCGGGTCGATCTTGCCGACCCGGCCTTCATTCATGATCACGCGGCCGTCAGAGACCGTGCCGTTGGTCGCAACCTCGCCCCAGCCGACCGGCTCGCCGCCCCATTGTTCGATGACGATCCGTTCCCAGGTCAGCGTCGCGCCGTCGAAGATCCCGCTCTGGAGCGCGATCGCGAACGGCACCGTCGCGCCACTCGCCACGGTCACCAGACTGGCACGCACCGAACTCGCCGGCCAATAGCCGAGCTTCAGCGTCTGCTGATCGACATCGAGCCCGACCGCGCTCTTATATTTGAGCCCCTGGATCAGCACATCGCCACCGATCCAGGTGATCGCCGGGCCGCCCAGCTGCGCGATCGAGATACTCGCCGGCGCATCGGTATAGCGCAGCACCGCACCGTCATTCAGCGTGAAGGTGAACAGGTTCGGCATCAGGAATTGGGTGTTCTCCTGAAGGAACGTGATCAGCTCTGTGGTGGCGTTTTTCATGGCGCCACCAGGGGGACAGAAGTCAGAAGTCGGAGGTCAGGGATAAGATCGGTCATAGCCATTCCCTGACTTCTGACCTCCGACTTCTGCAGCCTGCTCATGGCAGCACCTGCATGAGCTTGAGTTCCTTCAGCTCGAACAGCATCGACATGAACTCTTCGAGTTCCATGTTGTCGGTCGAGAACCGCACCTGGAAATAGAAGGTGAAATCCGCGGTGATATTGACGCCCGCGGCCGGCGCCGTCGCGAACACCAGCTGGTTCGGCGAGCCCACGCTATAGCTCGAGGCGGCCTGCACCACCCCGTTGAAATAGACCGCCGTGAGCCCGGTCGGGAACACATATCCCACCGGCTCGGCAAAGCCGCCCCAATTGCGCGTGAGGGTGAAGGCAAGCGTCGTCCCGTCGCCGGTGCCGATCGCCCCGCCGGTGACCTGATAGTCCGGTGTGCAGTTATCCTGCCACAGGAACTGCCCATAGGTGCCGAGCTGCGATAGCAGAAACCCCTCGATCGTCTGGAGTTCGGCATAGGCCGGCGCGCTCCTGAGCACTTCGTAGGTGAGGGTGAATTCCCGCACCGGATACTGCATCTGCGCCTGCCGGATCTCGCGCCCGGTCTGATGGGTCGAGATGCGCCCGGCGATCGTCGGCTTCCTGATCACCGACCAGCCCCGCGTGAGCTGAGGAAAGATCGCGGTATTGACCACAGCAGGCTCCTCTGGAACGACCGACAGAACTTCCACGGCAAAGAGCGGCGCCCGAACATAGGGCAACCCGCCGATCAACCCTTCGAGCGCCACCAGCGGAGACCGAACAGTCGGTAATCCCGTGATGAGTGATTCGCTGGCGACAAGCGGTGCGCGAACATTCGGCGCACCGCTTGTGGCGGCCTCAATCGAGACGAGAGGTGACCTCAAAGTCATCGCTCACCCCCCTGACTTCTGACTTCTGACGTCCGAAGCCTGATCACGCTGCCACCTTCGGCCCGATCTGGAGCGCGTTGACCGCGCTGGGTGTCCAGCTCGCCCCGGTATTGGGATCGACGGTCCATGGCCCATCGGTCTGGAACGCGTAACCCTCATTGCACGGCACTACGGCCGTCGTGGCGAACGTACTGCCCGACTTCAGCACAGTCTGCGCCGAGCGCTGGGTCGCATCATCCTGGCGATAGGCGCCGCGGATCTGGACGCCATAGATCGTGACCGCGCCGATCGAGGCCGACACGGTATAGAGATCCTCGTTGCCCACGGTCGCGCTATAGACATAGAGCGTATCATCGACATTCTGATTGATCGCACATTGCCAGTTCGCGAGCGACGTCGAGGATTTGAGGAACTGGGTCGAGGAGCCCGCCGCCGCTGGCAGCAGCGTTTGCACCCGGACATTGCCGAGATAGCTATTGTAGGGTGCAGCCCCGGTCGGATCGCACATATAGAAATCATCGATCCGCGGATTGGCATAGGCGCCGGCCGCCCAGCGGATCCCGTTGAAATTGGCCGAGGTTGAGGTCGGGTGCTGGGTATTGATGTTGGGCAGCGTCAGCACGGTCGCGCGGTTGATCCTGATTTGCATCGACCCCAGCGTGCCAGCCCCGATCACCGGCGAGATCTCGCAATAGCACCATGTACCGGGCAGCCAGCTATTGATCGGCGTCGAGCCCAACAGCGTGTTATTGCCGTTATAGACGCTGATCACCCCGTAATCGGCAAAAACCAAATAGCATTGGTAGTTGCTGTTATTGTTGGTATCGACAAACCCCACGGTCAATGTATTGACCGCGGCATTGACCGCGAACCCGATAAAGGCTTGCGCAAAGCCCGCCGAAAACACCCGCGTAGGCGTGCCCGGATAGGCCGGTGCGATCGACAGGCAATTGCCGCCGAACCGCCCGTTCGGCACGATTCCAGCCCCGCCCGTGTCGTAGTACCCGAGCGAGTTCAGAAAAGCGCTGTTGGTGGTGTAATCGAAACC